ATGGATGATGATGTTGATGTATCAAAACTTTCAATTTATAAAACTCCAGATGATAAAACACTGGCAGCTATACCTAATATAAATTATTTATCTCCTGATGGGAGATTACTATTGTATGACGTATCACCAGAACGTTATGAAGAATTTGTAACGATGTTATTAAAAGATAGTGTAATAGCAGCTATGACATCCGATTTAAGTAGTGATAAAGATTACTATCCAAATGAAGAGAATATTGGTATAACTGCTGAGAAAATTGTATCTATTTATGGAAATTGTCCTGTTTGTAAAAAAAATACCTTGAGACAATTTAAAGATGTAAATATGCCTGTAGTAGATTTAATTTGTATTAATATAGATCATAATATAAGTAATGGACCAAGATTATGGCAAGTTAAAGCATCACAGAATAGCTTCTATTTTAATTTAAATAGTCCTGAATTTATAACAGTAGGGTCTAGAAATTGGGGTAATGTAATTCATCAAAATAATGAAGATTTAGATTTTAATATTGGATATATTTGTTTATATGTTAGTGTAAGAGAAGGAGATCCAAATTATTACATATCACCAAATTCTTTTATAATTAAACCAAATATGAAAGGTGGTCCTTATTATGAATATATTAATAAAGAGGATATTACTAAAACATATGGAAGGTATTATAATAATAAAAATATTATAAGATCTAATAACTGTACTAAACAAAATATAAATTTAGATTATCCATTTATACAGAGTGATGAGTTAAATGTAAGTCTAAACGTAGATAGTACACTTAATAATGTATCAGTTAATTTAGAAAAATTAGCGACATATATTGATTCTGAAGCGAAATTAATATCTCCTTTACCACATATTTATTTAAGAAGGAGTGATAGATTAGTTTCAGCAAAATTATTTAAAAAAGATCACGTAGGTGGTAAGAAATATAAAATTGAATATACATATTGATTTAAAAATAACTTAAATAAATATGTAGTATAGTATATAAATGAGCACTTTAGATGACAGATTACTTGAAATCTTAGAAAATGGCGATTATGAAAGTTCATTATTAAATGTAGATATAAAAAGAGATATACAACAAAATTTATTAGATTATCAGATATTGCATGTTCAAAATTTGGTAGGTTCAATTGAGAAAAATAAAATTGCAATTGATACTTCAGATACAGGTTGTGGTAAAACATATTGTGCATTAGCAGTGTGTAAACAATTAAATTTAGATCCCATAATAATTTGTCCAAAAAGTATAATATCAAATTGGAAGAAAATAGCAAAAATATTTGGTGTAAATCCAGTATTTGCGTGTAATTATGAAACACTTAGAAGAGGTAAATATTATACAGATGATGAATTATTAAATAGGGTAAAATGTCCTTATTTAAAATTTAATAAGAAAGAGAAGAAATTTACATGGTATAAAATGAAACAAAGTAATATAATCATTTTTGATGAAGTGCATTTTTGTAAAAAGAAGTCTACATTAAATGGCAAATTATTAATTTCATCTTTACCATATAATAAATTATTATTATCTGCGACTTTAATAGATAGTATTTCATCGTTTGAAATTTTTACTTATGTACTTGGTTGGTGTAATAATCTAAAAAAGACAAAAAATTATTTATTAGCAGAAACTCAACATTTAAAGTCATTTGATTACATTAGTAGAAAACTGTATCCAAATTATGCATCTAGAATTAGTATAAAAGAATTAGGAGATAAATTTCCCCAGAACAAAATTATTGTTGATAGTTATGATGATGGTAATTTTAAATTAATAGATGAGGAATATAATAAAATTAAAGAATATTATAAAAAATTAGATGAAAAGCAGGAGAAATTAAATAAGAGCAATTTATTAGTAGATATTTCGTTTAGTAGACAAAAAATAGAGTTATATAAAATAGAAATCATAATTGATTTAACTTATCAGTATATACAAAATAATCATTCTATTGTTATTTTCGTAAATTTTCATAATACATTGGAAATGTTATCAAATATGTTAGATACAAAATGTGTAATACATGGTAAGCAAACATTCGAAGAAAGAAAGGATAATATTAGAAGATTTCAAAAAAATATAGATAAAATAATTATTTGTAATATATGTGCAGGTGGTCAATCAATTAATTTACATGATGTATATGGTGATCATCCAAGAGTATCTTTGATTGTACCATCATATTCATCAACTCAATTAGTTCAAGCATTAGGTAGAATTCATAGAGCCGGGAGTAAAACTCCAGCTACGCAAAGAATTATATTTTGTTCTAATACAGTAGAAGAGGATATATCAAAAAAGTTAAAACAAAAAGTAAATAATTTGAGTTCATTAAATGACAATGATTTAGGAATTTTTTAAATATTTTTATATTTTTAATTAAGTTTTATGTCATAAATAAAATTATTGATCTTTAATATAATGTAAATTTAAGTTAATTATAATTTTAATAATTAACTTAAAGATGAATTTAAAATATAAGTAATATTATTGAAAATACTTAAATAAAATTTAATATTATATTAATAATGGAATCCGTACAAGAAACAAAACATTTTGATGCAGATATTTCACAACTAATGAATTTAATTGTGAATGCTTTTTATAGTAAAAATGAGATATTTTTAAGAGAATTGCTATCAAATGCAAGTGATGCTTTAGAAAAAATTAGATATGAATCTTTAACTAACAAGTCAGTATTAGAGACTGAAAAAGAATTAAAAATTAAAATTTGGACAGAAGATAAAAAGTTAATAATTGAAGATTCAGGAATTGGTATGACAAAGGATGACTTAGTTAATAACTTGGGAACAATTGCAAAATCAGGGACAAAACAGTTTTTAGAGAATGTAAAGAAAAGTGATGTTGATCAAATTGGACAATTTGGTGTAGGTTTTTATTCTTCATTTTTAGTTGCAAGTAAAGTGGAGGTTTATACAAAACATAATTTAGATATTGAATATATATGGGAGTCAACAGCTGATAGTTCATATACGATTAAAGTAAATTCAGACCCATTGTTGAAGAGGGGTACTCGTGTGATTCTACATATTAAAGAAGATGATAATGAATATTTGGAGGTAGATACAGTTAAGGATATAATTAAGAAATATACTCAATTTATTAGTTTTCCAATAGAGATTTTGGAAACGAAAGAAGTAATTGACGATGAAGTAGATGAAGCAGAGGAAGTAGAGGAAGTAGAAGAAGTAAATAACACAGATGAAACTAACGAAATGAAAGTAGAGGATATATCAGATGATATAAATAAAGAGGATAGAAAAATGAAGTCTGTAAGTGAATGGAATGTAATAAATGCGCAAAAGCCAATTTGGTGTAGAAAACCGGATGATATTACTAAAGAAGAATATAATGAATTTTATAAAAATTATACTGATGACTATTCAGATGCATTATCATATAAACATTTTCATGCAGAAGGTCAATTAGAGTTTGATTGTTTACTATATATTCCAGAGAGGAATTCTCTTGATATGTTTGATCAAAGTAAAAAGAAGAAGAATATTAAATTATATGTAAAGCGTATATTTATAATGGATGATTGTGATGATTTAATTCCTGAATGGTTAAAATTTATGAGAGGAGTTGTAGATTCAAATGATATCCCATTAAATGTATCTCGTGAGTTATTGCAACAGAATCATATTTTAAGACAAATCAATAGGGTAATAGTTAAACGTAGTATTGAATTATTTAATGAATTAGCAGAAGATGAGAAGAAGTATGAGATATTTTATGATGCATATAATAAGATGTTAAAATTAGGTATTCATGAAGATAATAGAAATCGTGCGAAATTGGCAAAATTACTGAGATTTTATAGCGCGAATAGTCCAGAAAAGTATATTAGTTTAGATAGCTATTTAGAGAATATGAAGGATGGGCAAGAGAATATATATTTTATTACTGGACAAAGTATTAGTTCATTATCAAATTCTCCATATATTGAAAATTTAAAAGAGAAAGGTTATGATGTTTTATATTTTGTAGATCCAATAGATGAGTATATGACACAAAATATGAAAGAGTATGAGAATATAAAGTTAGTAGATGTATCAAAAGAAGTTATGAATAATAATATAGAGAATGATGATAATGATGATAGTAATAAAATAGAAAGTGATAAAATTTTATTAGATTATTTAAAAAAGACATTAGATAAAAAAGTGTCAGATGTTAAAATATCAAAAAGATTGACTAATACGCCATGTGTATTAGTAACGAGTGATCAAGGATGGAGTGCAAATATGGAAAGAATTGTAAAATCACAAGCATTAAGGAATAATGAGATGGATCATTTTATGACATCAAAAAGAATGTTAGAGGTAAATTTTAATCATAATATTTTAAAGTCATTAAGTGAGAAATTAAATGATGATAGTAAAAGTGTGGAGTGTGTAGAAATAGTAAATATGTTATTTAATACAGCTCAAATTAATTGTGGATTTACGTTAGAGGAGCCAAGTGATTATGCAGCAAGAATTAATAAGATGATAGAAGATAGATTTTGTCAATAATTAAGTAAAATCTTTAAATATTATACATTGTAAAAGATATACAATATATATTATAATGATACTGGCAGCTCCAGATTATTTACCAATAAGTTTTGTAAATTTATTAAGTAACTTTTTATATTTATCCATAATTTTAGAGAAATTTATTGAATACTAGCAATATATGTGGATGATGCAATAGGGACACTTGCAATTAAATTAGATACTGATAATATGTTTAATTTTCTGAGTGATAATAAAAATACTGGATTATTTAAATTTTCTGAAAACATAAGTGGAATGGATGTGAATTTTATATTAACATATCCTGCTTTTTGGAGGAAATAAATCATATTTTCATGATAATAAATTTTCATATCTATATTTTTTTGTATTTTATCATAAGATTTTGTAAGAAATTTATTTTTAGTTTTTGGAATAGTTAAAGTACGAATGTATATTTTACCATTTTTTTTTAATTTATTTTTTACTGTAGATAATAAATTAATAATATCATCAGAGTATCCAATAGATTCAATAAATAAAACTCTATCAAAAGTTTCTTTTTTAAATGTGATATTTATTTGATTAAAATCTTTAAAATATGGTATTATTTTTTTATTTAATTTATTTGCTTTAACTTTACTAATAATTTCATTTTTGTATTTTCCTTTTGCATTTGTTAAAGCACATATTTTAATATTTGGTAATCTATCAGTAAAATATAGAGCAGGACCTAAAATACCACATCCAGCGTCTAAAATAGTCATATTATTAGTTAATTCTGCTAAATGGTAATCATGGTCATTCGCATGTTTAAAAGGATGAGTACGGTAGATACCATATTCATAAACATCAGAATAATTAAATGGTTGGTGTTGAATTTCAGTATTTTTTGTATTTATATTAATGTGGTGTTGTTGTACATAGTCATATTTTTTAGTAATAAAACGTTGGTCATATAATTTAAAAATTTTAAACATATGAATAAAAACAATTATACAACAAGATAAAATAATATAGGTTATAATTTTCATATATATATATATAAAATAATAAAATATTATATTTTTATTAGTTTATATTCAATAAATAAAATCTAAGTAATTATACCAAGCAATATTTGGCCGTAGGTAGTCGCTAGTGGCACCAGCACCTGTAATACAATATCATAAAAACAATGATATTAGATTATACATAATTTTCTATGAATAACAATAAAATCATTAACACCTAAATTAGTTGAATTATTTTGATCAATTATACCCTTTGTACCATAAATTCCTTCTCTTTTGATATTATCAATTAATTTAGATTCTTCTAATTCTTGATTGAAAATTCCATAAAATTCAATATCAGCTTTTACATTATCATAATATGCAATTAAATACAAATCTACAACCATATCTTTCAAAAAGTTACCATTATTTGGCAATTTAAAGATTTTCCCTGTAGAATTATTATTAATATTTGTATTTCTAATTTTTTTTAATTCATTTAATTGTGAATTAAATAAATCATTTTTATTAGAATGAATATATATATCATTTAATGAAAAATATTCATAATTAAATTCATAATTCCATGTAAAAATAATTCTTAAATCATTAGTTTCTTCATCATCAGTATCATATTCTAATTTATTAATTTTACATTTTGAAAATGGATTATCATCATCATCATTATTTAACATACTATATTGTGGATTACTAGTAGTTATTGATCCTTGAATTAATGGAGGCATATTATTATATATAGTATCATTAATACTAAATGTTGATCCCTGAATTAATGGAGGCATATCGTCATATATAGAATTATTAATACCAAGAGGTGAATCTGGGGGAGTAGTAGGAGGATGATTAAAATTAAAATTAGATGATACAGTATTATTGTTATATATAGTATTATTAATACCAGGAGGTAACTCGGGCGGAGTAGTAGGATGATTATTAAAATTAGATGATACAGTATTATCTGAAATATCAATAATGGGTGGATATGATAATGTTAAATTTGGTAAATTTGTAGAAATAGAAGTTATATTTTCAGGTGAAATAGAAGTTATATTAATATCATTTACTACAAAGTTATTATTTGAAATAGTAAAATTAGTAGTATTTAAATTGATATTAAAATTATTTTCATTATTATAG